GCGCTCAACGCAGCGCAGATCTACCCCGAGGGCTACATCAAGTCCGGTCTCGTGCTCGCCAAGAACACGAGCACGAACCTGCTGGTGCCCTACATCGCGGCCGGTGCCAACGGCACGGGTACGCCCTTCGGCCTCCTCCGGGCCTCGGTGCCGGTGACCCGCCTCATCGGTGGGACCAACCGGACCAAGATCGGTGTCGCTGTCCTCGCGCACGGCGTGGTCGACTCGACCAAGCTGCCCTACACCTCGGGCAACGCGGCGGCCGGTGGCTTCGCAGACGCGGCGGCGAAGACCGCCCTCAACCTCATCCTCTGGGCGGCCTGAGCCATGGCGATCTTCTACGAGGCTCCGGTCTCCCCGGATGACCTGACCGTCTTCACGCGGAACGTCCCGCTCCAGCAGAACCTCGTGCTGGACCGGATCCTCCCGGACCGGTTCATCCAGGACAACCGCGTCGACATCGGCACCCTGACCAAGACCGGCCGCACCGCGCGGTTCCGCGTCTTCGACGGTCCGATCCACGTCGCCCGCCGGGACGTCTACCAGACGTCGTCCGTGGGTCTGCCGCCCCTGAGCGACAGCATCCACATGGGTGAGTACGAGCGCCTGCAGCTCCAGTTCTCGCGGACCCAGGGCACGAACAACGCCGCCCTGATGAACGCGATCTACGACGACGCGACGCTGCTCACGGGCAACGTCCGCCGCCGCATGGAGCTGGCCCGTGGTGACGTGCTCACCGACGGCAAGTTCACGCTCGCCGGTGAAGGCGGCCTGTACATGGAGGCCGACTTCCAGGTGCCCGCCGGGAACTTCGTCACGGCCTCCACCCTGTGGAGCACCACGGCGACGGCGGACATCATCGCCGACCTGAACACCTGGGTGCAGGCCTACCTGGACCTCAACGGGTTCCTGCCCGGCGGGATGATCCTGTCCCGCTCGACGGTGCAGAAGATGGTGGCCAACACCAAGCTGGCCCAGCAGCACGGGTCGCTCCTCGGCACCGCCAGCCTGCTCACCCGTGAGCAGGTCGCGCAGAGCCTGGACTCCTACACGCTGCCGCCCATCGAGCTGATCTACGACAGCTCGGTGGACGTGGACGGCACCAGCACCCGCGTGCTGCCGTCCAACAAGGTCATCTTCCTGCCGCCGGAGGGCCAGCCCCTCGGGTACACGGCGTGGGGTGTCTCCGCGACGGCCCTGGAGCTGGTCAACAGCTCCGAGTCCGACCTGTCCTTCGAGGACGCGCCCGGCATCGTCGGCGTGGTCGAGAAGCAGGGTCCGCCCTACCGCCAGTACACCTTCGTGGACGCTGTCGGTATGCCGGTCATCGAGAACCCGAACTACCTGATGGTCGCTACGGTCGCCTGATGGCAGCCAAGCTCGCAACGACCGTCCACCTGACCGACGACCAGGGCGAGGCCCACGTCTTCGGTCCCGACAGCGATCTGCCCGAGTGGGCAGAGAGCAAGCTGGCCGAGTCCTGGCCCGCTGACCGCGAAGACCTGTGGGCCAAGGCCCCGGCGAAGCGCGCGGCAGCGAAGCCGGAGGACAAGGCACCAGCGAAGTGATCGACGCCCGGCGGCCGGAGCAATCCGGTCGCCGGGCTCACGCCCTGTAGCTCAATGGTGGAGCACCCCCTGATGTGGGGGCGGGTCTCAGGTTCGACTCCTGGGCGGGCGACGCCGCGTCTCGGGAAGGATTGCTCTCCATGGCCATCTATGCCACCTGGGACGACGTCAAGGCGATGTACGAGCTGCCGATGCCGGACGAGGCCCAGCCCCGCATCGACGCACTGCTGAAGCAGGCGTCCGCCCGGCTGACCGCGCTGGTTCCGAGCCTGCCCGCCCGGATCGCCGCCGGGACCGTCGACCCCGACCTCCCCGGCGGCATGTGCGTGGAGGCCGTCCTGCGGGTCTACCGCAACCCGTCGGGCGTCACGCAGCAGGCGACGGGCCCCTTCAGCCGGTCCCTGCACGCGACCGCCGCGCGCAACGAGATCTACTTCGACCCCGAGCAGGTCAAGTCGCTGCTGACCGACGTCAACGGATCGCTGGGCATCGGCACCTTCAGAGTGGCCGTCCCCGCCCCCCAGGGCCCCGCTGCGCCCCTGGACACCGACCCGGTGGGTTACTACACCCCTGAGCAGCTTCGGTTGCTGTGGGGCCGCTGGTGACCCTCCCCCTGTCGCATGGCGGCGTCACGATCACCGTCCAGCGCGCCACCTTCGACCGGTTCAACGACGCCACGTACACCGACCACCACGACATCGCCGGGTGCATCGACTACCCGCAGGACTCGACCGAGGTCGACTCGGCCGTCACCGATCGGCGCGTGGTGCTCGTCCCGCACGCCAGCGACATCCTGCCCACCGACCGGGTCAAGTTGGGGACGCTCGTCTATCAGGTCCAGGCCCTGCCCAAGGACTGGACCGACCCGTTCACCGGCTGGCAGCCGGGGATGCAGGTCGTGCTGGAGCGGGTGACCTGATGAAGTACACGCCCGACCACGTCGGCACCGGTGCCTACCTCCGCAGCTCCCCCGAGCTGCGCGCCGAGCTGGAGCGCCGGGCACACCTCGGCGTTGCCGTGGGGGCCGCCCTCGCGCCGCGTCGCACCGGACGACTCGCGGCGTCCGGGCACGTCGAGAACGGCGACCTGGGCATGCAGACCCACCACGACCGCATGGTGCTGTCCGTGGTCTTCGACGTCCCCTACGCCGCCGCCGCCACCTGGCCGAGCCGGACCGCGTACCTGGAGGCGGTCAAGGCCGCCATGGAGGCTGGTCGCTGATGCCCACGCTGGAGTCGATGGCCTACCCGAACGCCACCGTCGTCGTCATGGACATGCTGGAGGACGTCGGCACCGTCCGCGCGTCGGTGCCCGCGAACTTCGACCCGGCGACGCCCTTGATCGTGGTCCGCCGTGTCGGCGGCTCCCCCGACGAGGACGACGTCACCGACCGGCCGATCGTCCAGGTCCAGTGCTACGGCCCGACCTACCCGGCCGCCGCTGACCTCGCGCAGGCCGTCCAGGTCCGGATCCTCACGTCGCCCTGCACCGAAGTGAACGGCGTCCTGGTGGACGAGGCACGCATCTACGTGGGCGAACAAGAGGTCCCCGATGTCTATCCTGACGACCGGCGGATCGTCTCGACGTACCAGCTCGGCTGGCGGCGGCAGTTTCGGCCATGACCGGGGCGCAAGGAACTGACACCCCCTGAGAGAGGAAACCATCCGTGGTGGCAACCACCTACGAAGCCGAGCTTGCGCTCAACAACCCCGCCAACCAGTTCAAGGCGCTGGGCGGGATCATCTTCAAGGCCGCAATGTCGACGGCGATCCCGGCCGCCTTCACCACGGCGACGACGTCGGACCTCGTCCAGCTCGACACCACGCTCTACACCCGCCTCGGTCTGGTGACCAAGGGCGAAGGCGTGACCTTCAGCCGGGACATGAGCACCGACGACGAGGAGTCGTGGGGCTACAACGAGCCGACCCGGACCGACATCACCAAGAACGTCACCAGCGCGCAGTTCACGCTCCAGGAGACCACCAAGGCCGCCCTGGAGATGATGGACTTCGTGGACCTGTCCGCCGTGACGGCCGACGTGACCACCGGCGAGGTCGCGTACTCCAAGCCGATCACCACGACCCTCGCCTACGCCCGCCTGATCTTCATGGCGGTCGACGGTGCTGGCACCGGGCGGCGCTACCGGTTCAAGATCATGCCGCGTGCCCAGGTCATCGCCGCCGGTGACGAGGTCTGGAACCAGGGCCAGGTCACCAAGTACCCGATCACCGTCCGCGCGACGGTCGACCCGGTCCTCGGCTACGCCGTCCGGAACGTCCTCGCTGGCCCCGGCCAGAAGACCCTGAACGCGGGCGCGAAGTTCTGATCCCCTGGGACGGCCGAGCAGCCCCGGTCTCGGCCGTCCCAGGCCTTGCTTCACCTCTAACACCGGGGCAACGACTTCCTGAGGAGATCCACCCGTGAGCGCACCGAAGACCGTCACCCTCACCGACCCGAACGGTCAGGACTGCCTCGTCAGCCACCCGGCCGAGGTCGTCAACCTCGTCTACGGCTCGGGCTACAAGGTCAAGGGCGGCAAGTCCCCCGAGGAGGCCATCGACTCCCTCACGGCCAACGTGCCCGCCGAGCCGGAGCCCGCCAAGCCCGCCAAGTGACCACCTGAGGAACATTCCTCACCAGACCAAGAGACCGGGGCAACAGCATGGGCAACAAGAAGAAGATCGCCGCGCGTCCTGCGGCGGCCACCACGTACAAGTTCGCCGAGATGCAGGCCGAGGCGGCGGCGATGGGTGGCGAGGAGGCGGCCGAGGCATGGCCGCCGTTCGTCATTGACGACGTCACCCCGCCGATCGTGATCACCGCGCCGGACACGCTGGAGCGCCAGCTTCAGATCGCCGAGCTGATCGACAACGGCGAGATCGGTGTGGGCCAGGCCCTGCCGCTGCTGCGCGCACTGTGCGGGGACGCCTTCCCCCGCGTCTGGTCCCTGATCAAGAACGACAAGAACCCCAACACCGCCATCGCGCTGGTGCAGACGCTCATGGCCCACATGTACGGCGCGATCGAGGGCGAGGCGAGCGAGGTACCGGGGGGCTCCCAGGGCTCGTCGGACTGATCGAGCGGTTCGCCGAGCCCATCGAGTACGACCTGCAGGCGCACCTCGGGATCAACATCTACGAGTTCTTCCTGCACCGGCGGAGCTGGAAGCAGTTCTACCGGCTGATCGGCCAGCTCCCGAGCTGGGGGCGCTACGTCGCCGCGCTGGCCCAGGACGAGGAGTGGGCCAGGTACGCGCTGGACATGGAGGAGCAGGGCGTCACCATGCCGACGCCCGACGACGGGCCGACGATGCTGGACTACTCCCCCGTCGTCGCCCGGCTGGACCTCCTCGCCGACCGGCTGCTCGCCGTCCGGACGGCGGTGTTGGCCGGGTACACGCGCGACCATCAGGAGCCGCACTTCGAACCGCTGCCACGGCCGACGTCGGCGATGGAGCGCGAGCGCGAACGTCGAGCCCGTAACCTCCTGCTGGAGCTGGAAGCCCTCGTTCTCGGCGACGGGCTCGTGATAAGCGCCGAGTAGGGGGACAGCGGAACGTGTCGACGTACTCCGCAGGGTCCGCGAGTGTCCAGATCGTCCCGGACTTCAGCAACGCCCAGCGCAAGATCGGCGAGTGGTTCGCCAGGCAGAACGACCTGAAGGTCACGGTCGAGCCTGACCTGAGCAACGTCGGCATGGCGCGGATGCGCGCCGAGATCGCCGCCCAGCACCCTGAGGTCAAGGTCGGCATCGACAAGAAGCACCTGGCCTCCCAGATGGTCACCGCCGTCGACTTCCTGACCGGGACGTCGATGGTCGGCAACGCGCTGAAGAAGCTGTTCGACGTCAAGCCGATCCTCATGGCCAACCTCGGTGGAGCGGGCGTTGCTCTCGGCTCCGTGATCGGTCAGTCCCTGACCACTGCGGTCGGCGGCGCTGCCGCCATGCTGCCGTCGCTGGTGTCGGCCGCCGCCATCCCGATCGGCACCGCCATCCTCGGCTCCCAGGGCATCGGCGACGCCTTCAAGGCCCTGGGCGGTACCACCCAGGCCGACGCCAAGAAGCTCGCCGCCGCGATGAAGGACCTCGCCCCGGCGGCGCGCGAGTTCGTCACCGAGGTCCACTCGCTAGCCCCGGCGTTCAAGGATCTGCGGCTCGACGTCCAGCAGCACCTGTTCGCCGGTCTCGGGGACACCATCCGCTCCCTCGGCGAGAAGATGCTGCCGATGCTGCGGGGGCACCTGACCGGCATCGCCGACGAGATCAACGGCATGGGCAAGGCGCTGGCTGGGGCGCTCGGCTCGGACTCCAATGTCGCCGACTTCGCCCACACGATCGACAACGTCAAGGCCGCGCTGCACGGGATCACCGGGGCCATCGCCCCCTTGTGGTCGGTGTTCCAGAACCTGGCGACGGTCGGCTCGGACTTCCTGCCCGGCCTCACCAAGGGCTTCGGCGACCTGGCCACCAAGTTCGCCACCTTCATCCAGCAGGCGCGCGACAGCGGCGCGCTGAAGGACTTCATCCAGAACGCCTTCGACGGCTTCAAGAAGGTGTGGGGGGTCGTCACCGACCTCGGCGGCATCCTGAAGACGGTCTTCACGGCGGCCCTGCCGTCCGGCCAGGTGCTGATGTCGGTCCTGAAGCTCGTCACCGGCGACCTCGACGCGTTCTTCAAGACCGACGCCGCGAAGTCCGGGCTGACGACGTTCTTCGAGGGCCTGACGGACGCCATCGGCAGCCTGACGCCGGGGCTGACGTCGCTGGTGTCGGCCCTGGTCACCTCGGTCCTGCCCGCGATGGCGGGGCTGGCCCAGGCCGTCGCGCCGATCGTCAACGACCTCGGGGTCCAGTTCGCCGACCTGCTGACCACCCTCGGGCCGCTGTTCTACCCCGCGCTGGCCGGGGCGATCTCCACCGCGCTCGGCGCACTCAGCCCGCTGGTCACCGTCTTCGCGGACCTGGCCACCACCGTGCTGCCGGTGGTCATCGAGGCGATCCAGAACCTGGCCCCGCTGTTCGCCGAGCTGGCCGAGGGTGTCGGCGCGGCGCTGGTCCGAGCGATCTCCGCCCTCGCTCCCGCGTTGCCCCCGATCGTGGAGGCCTTCCAGGCAATCGCCGAGGCGCTGGTGCCGTTCTCTCTGTCGGTGCTGAACATCGCCGTCGACATCCTGCCGCCGTTCGTGGCGATCCTCCAGGGCTTGGCCAAGGTCGTCACGTTCCTGTCCCCAATCCTCCCGGCCCTCGTCACCTCCTTCCTCGCCTTCAAGGCCGTGGGCATCCTGGTGGCGATCTTCGGGGCGGTGTCCGCCGCGCTGGACGGGTTCGCCCTGAAGGCCGTCTACGGGATGGCGCGTGCGGCGCGAGCGGTGACCGTGACGAATGTGGCCGTAGGCGCGCTCGTCATCGGCATCGGCATCGTCACGTCGGCGATCTCGCACGCGAACGCAGAGATCGACCAGTGGGCCAAGGGGCTTCTCGCTGGTGGCGCGGCTGCCCGAGCGGTGATCAAGGAGACCGGCGACAACAGCCTCTGGGACAAGATCTCCTTCAACTTGAAGCGGACCTTCTCCGGTGACGCCTTCTGGGCCAAGCCGTTCAGCTACCAGGCCGAGCAGATGAAGCAGGCTCGGGAGGAAGCCCACAAGCTGTTCGAAGCCATGTCTCCGCTGGAGCAGTCGCAGTCGAAGGTCACCTACTGGACGAACGAGCTGAATGACCGGATGAGCCGGTTCGGCGAGAACAGCCCGCAGGTCGAGGCCGCCCAGCGGCGGCTGCACTACTGGTCGGGCGAGCTGGCTACCCAGGAGCAGAACCAGGCCGATGCGACCAAGACCGCGACCGAGCGGCTGAAGGAGCAGGCCGACCAGCAGCGCGCCATGGTCGATGCGGGTCTCGCCCTGGAGCAGGCCATCCTCGGCATCCACTCCGCGATGGACGACTACAACAAGGTGATGGCCGACGGGACGGCAACCGACGACGACCGCAGTCGCGCGTCCATCGGCGTCCGGCAGGCGATCCTCGACGCGGCCGACGCCGCGCAGAAGAAGGCCGAGGCGGACTACACCGGCAATGACGCCGCCGAGAAGTCCCGGCTCGGCAGCGAGGCCTTCATCGGGATGCTGAAGCAGCAGGCAGCGCTGCTGACCGGCCCGGCGGCGGACGCGATGAACGCCTACATCAAGGACTACGAGAACGTCCACGGCGCGGCGGCGACGGCGCAGGCGGGGATCAAGGATCTCGGCCTGTCCATCGTCTCGGTGCCGGACTCCAAGTCGGTCATGGTCAGCGTGCCGACCGCCGATCAGGTGGCGAAGCTCCGGGCGCTGGGCTACGAGATCCAGTACCTGCCCAACGGCATGGTGAAGGTCATCACCGACACGTCGCAGGCACGCGCGGACCTGCAGGCCTTCCTCAACACGATCCCCAAGTCGGTGCCTGTTCGGATCGTCGGGAACACGCTGCTCGCGGTCGGCGGCAAGGGCAGCGGCGGAAGCATCGCGGGGGCGATCGGCGGCATCGTCCACGCCTACCGCGACGGCGGCTTCGAGCAGATGAAGGGTGGCATCGCCCAGGTCGTCAAGCCGAACACCTGGCGGATCATCGGCGACCGGGTGAAGGACGACGAGGCCTACATCCCGATCAACCGGGACGCCCGGTCGAAGAAGATCCTGGCCACCACGGCGTCCCGCATGGGCTTCGGTCTGGTGGCGAACGCGGACGGCAACTACATCAAGTACGGCAGCGTCTCTGACGCCGAGTGGAGTCGGCTGCTGGTCTCCGGGTGGAAGGGCCGCGCGGGCGACTCGATGGAGGCCCTGTACCCGCCCGCCGGATGGGTCCCGCCGGGCATGAACTCGGTGACCAAGGCTGACGTGGCAGCGACTGTCGCGAGGAACGATGCGGACACGTTGCGCCGCGCGGTCCTCGGTGGCCAGCACTACATCGCCGGGTTCGTCAACAATGGCACCGTGGTGACCACCGACCTGGACGAGCTGGCCCGGAAGTCCCGCATCGGGACCCAGCGCGCGCTGTCGGTGGCCGGGCTGTGACGACGACGGTGACCCTCAACGGGTGCGACGGATCGGTCTGGAACCTGCTGGACCTGAACTCCCCCGCGCACCTGCTCAATGGGCTCGGCGGCCTGCATGTGCCCCCGGCGACGCACCGGTGGTCGCAGACCGCGCGGGGATCGGGCCGCCGCTGGAAGGACGTCGTCTACGACGCGCGGAAGTTCCACATGGCCGTCCGTGTCGGCGACCCCAGCCCGCCGTTCCGTACCGGCGACGACTGGCGCGCGCTGGACGGCCAGTTCTGGGACGCGCTGGCCACCGACCAGCTCTCCACCCTGGTGGTGAACGGCCAGCGCAGCCTGCCCTTCCGGCTGGACGACGACAACGACTTCGACTTCCCGAAGGACCCGGCGCTGCTGGGCAAGGCGGTCTACTCGATCGGCTGCATCGCCGACAGCCCGGAGTGGCTGGGTACGCCGGTGACGGCCTCCTTCAGCTTCGCCCCGACGATCGGCGCGAACTACTACGGCGCGACCGAGGGCCCGCCGTTCGTGATCAGCGCGCCCGACATCGGCCGCCACGCGACGATCAGCAACCTAGGCGACCTCCCGAGCTACCCGGTCTGGCGCATCGTCGGCCCGGCGACCACGGCCCAGGTCGGCGTCGGTGACCGGCTCATCTCCATCCCCTTCGCCCTGCAGGCCGGGCAGCAGGTCCGGATCGACACCAAGGCGCAGACGATCACCGACGGCAACGGCATCAGCCTGTGGCCGTCGATGGGTTCCACCCCGGTGGACTTCGCGCCGGTGCCGCCGGGTGGCGACGTGCAGATCGCCATCGGCCTGGAGGATGGCTCGACCGGCTCGCTGATCGAGATCTCGCTGACCCCCCGGTACCGCCGGGCCTGGGGCTGATCCGTTGACGATCTCGCTTCGCGCGGTCGGCACTCCGACTGCTGCGACGTCAGTAGTCACGCCCCTCGCCCCTGGGGCTCCTGCTGGCCTGACCGCCACCGACCTGTCGATCCTGACCGTCGAGATCAAGGGCCTCACGGCCGGGACCGCCCCGACGATCACCACACCGTCGGGCTGGACGCTGATCGGGACGGTGACCAACAACGGCACGCTGGTTGCCGGGGCCGACACCGGCTCCAACACGATCGGCATGTACTACCGCGTCGGGACGTACACCGCGCCGTCGATCACCACCACGGGCGCTGACAGTGCCGGGGCGGCCATCGTCGCCTACGCCTGTGACGCCAGCACCTTCACCTGGGACGTCTCCAGCTCGACCACCGGCTCGGACACGACGTCCGGTGCCGACGGTTCGATCACCGGTGCGGCCAACCTGTCGATCAACATCGGCGACTGGGTCGTAGTCGGTGCTGGCCTCTCGGGTGACATCGGCACCGTCACCGCCGAGAGCCTGACGGCGACGGGGTCCACGTTCAGCTCGAACACCAACCGGGTGAACCTG